TGCCGAACGACTTTTGCAGATTGCCGACTGAGGTTTTGAGACCGGCAGATAAACTAGCCACAACACGTTTCAGTTTTGCAATCTTGGAGTTTGTTTGATTTACAAAGCCGTCCATATCCGCCTGTGACTTTTTCAAGCCATAGCGCATATTTTCCAGTTTGACTTGCTCATTATCAAGATTACTCTTGACGTTCTGACCTGCCGAACTGGAAACCGATGCTTCTTTCGCTGCGGCTAAGTCCACTTTCAACTTTGCGGCCTTGTCATCTGCACCTCGCAGCGCCTCTGCCAGTTTGTCCGATTCAGCAACAAGCTCGCTTAACTTCTGCGCGGATGCCGAAAATTCCTCTTGTGGAATTGCACCCGTTGCCGCCTGTTTCAGTTTCGTACTGTAATCGCTCTGAGTTTTTTCAATCTCAGCGTTTACTTCATCCAACCGAGTAGCCAGACGTGCGGCTTCTTTCTCCGTTGCTGCAAGGTCGGCTTGCATTTTAATGCCTTTCGTGCCTCCGGCAGCTACCTTGTTCCACTGCTCAGCCAACCTTTGCACCTTTGCGGCTTGTTTGTCCACGGCGGCTGATTGCTTCTCAATGTCTTTTGTCATTTGTGCAATCTGTTTCTTCGCTTGTTCGTCGCTTACGGTTGCATCTATTCTGATAGAGCCATCCGCCATTTATTCACCGCCTTTCTAATTGATCTGCGCCCAGAAAGCATCAATTGCTTCCTTTTCCTCTTCGGAAAGTGCGGGTGCAGGAGTTAAGTTGCGTTTGAGCCGTTCATAATCCTGTTTCTGCTTGCCTTTCATTTTGCTTGTGTCCGTGCCTCGGATTTGTAGCGCGTGTGATATTGCCGAATCCTCGTTCAAGCTCTCCATCATTGCCATAAACTCAAACCAATGCAGATTGATCTTGTGCAGCTCAATGCCGAACGTTTGCCGGAACGATGCGTATAGCCGTGCAGAATCAAAATCAAACCACAGCATACGCTTGCTGCTCGGTTCAATTTCTCGGTCATCACCGCAGCGCATAAACCATTGCAAGCCATCTAACGCCACGTTAACAGGCGGCATCCCTGCTCCGTAAAGCAGGGATAATGCCACCCATATGCGATCATTGTCACCGAGGTCTGGGTCATCCAGCGCGAGCGAAATCTGAATGCCGATTCGGTAATCCGTGCGAATCAGATAGCCCTTGTAGTCGCTCGGTAGGCGGTCGAGCAGCATATTAAACACTGCCGACACGCTCCGCGCTGTACTTGTTCATGTTTTCCGCGCGCTTTTCCACATGAGATTCCACAATGGGTCTGAGCTGTGCAAAAAAATCGAGGAACTGGTCGGAGGATGGAAGAACATCACCGAACACTTTTTTGCAGGTGTTTTCGCCCATCAGCACATCAATTTTGTCGCGAACATCCTTGTCAAACTCAACAACGGCATCGAGAGTTTCCAGAACATCGCCGTTCTTCTCGGAAATAGCCGCCGCCTTGTCTTTGGTTTCGTTCAGCAAACCGAAAAAGCCCTTGATAAAGCTATCATCCGACAGGGGCAGCGAAATGGTTTCGCCCTTGTCGTTTACTTCAATGACTTTTACGCCGCTGTTTACGCGGATACTCTCCATTCCTCGTTACCTCCTTATACGGATACGTTCGCAGTGAATACCGGTGCGCCACCGGTAATCTTAACAGTGCCCGGAATCGGGTCGCCTACATAGTTCAGCGTATATTCCAGCGTCGGAGATTCGCCGCCTGCACCGCCGTAGGTATCAACCTGTACAGATACTTCCTGTACTTCTGCAACGTAGGTTGCAGTGTCACTGTCACTGGTAGCATTCCACATATCCACATTCAGCAGCCATGCGTGAGAATCTGCCAGGGTAGCACGAGCGCGACGCTTCTTGTCGATAAACTCAAACACACCGTCGCCCTTGGTGCACTGCTGAGAAACGCTCATGGTCGGCTGATAGCCGGTAATCTCAGTAGTTGCAGAATCAGAAATAATGTCCTGCTCGGTCTCGGTCTGTGCACCGTAGTCCGTAGATGCTTCGGTTACGTTCTTGCCGATTCGTGCCCACTTTGCATCGCTATATTCGCCCATCTTATCGCTGGTATCCAGAAAATGAGCGATAAGAGGACGTTTGATCTTTTCAGTAGTTGCCATTTTTACACCTCTACTTCATAGTTAATGGTTAAGAGGATTTGATAATCCTCGGTTAAATCTTCGTATCGAGCAATCATCCCCGCTGGGGTTGTTCGTTCAACAGATGTGACGGTTATTCCCTCTCCGAGCTCAGGCAAATTTTCTTCCGCCCATGCCCCTAGCTCATTCAGCAGGGATTCAACGTCAAGGCGTGCCTCGCTGTCAGTCGGCAAGGCACGGTACATCACGCCGAACGGGTACTGTGCAGCATATCCGCCGTCAATGTACTGTGCGGTTTTATACGCGCTCTGTACACTGGTAAGCATCATGCCTGACCGTTCCGGCGGTAGATATTCAAACTCGATTTCGGGAGCATAGCCTTTCAGCCATAAAAGAACAGCCCGTGAAACACCGTCTTGTTCACGAGCTGTTACCGTGTTCAATTTCTCACTCATCGGTCAAAATCTTGCGCACTCCTTCCCTCCAGTGTCCCTCGTTCACCGCGCGGCTTGCCTCAAACCAGTGCGATTGCGCGTGTTTGTGCACCGCCTTACTGTATTGAAGGTCGCGCTCGGTCAACACCTTGCGCACGCCCTTAGGCGCGAATGTGCTTCCTGTTGCCGGGTCGATCATCACCTTGACGTAATACTGAAAACGTGCATACGGTGAGGCATACACGATGGTATGCCCGTGCCGCTGCACGTTCATTGCCAGTGCTCTGGTTCGCGCCGGAACAAACGGGTCGGTGTCCTTGATGATCTCCTCAACAAGCCACGCGTTCGCCTTTTCCACGCGCCTATCAAGCACGTTGTTTGGCAAGTGCAACTTCATAGAGTAACGTATCATCGTCCGCCCACCTCCAAATGCTGCAACAGGCCGTAGTCATAGCGCGAAATGCTTGTAACCCGGTATGTCTCGTGCTTCTCACGGCATTTCTGGTAGCTGCCCTCATCCGGCACATCACCACGGGCAAAATAGTCCTTTTCAGACGATAGCGTAAGTTCGCACGGTAGAGGGATATGCAGCGTGACGGAATCCGCGCTGTTGAGTGCGGTTTTCGTTGCCGCTGTGCCTCTGGTGCTTTCCAGCAACACGCCCGTAAGCACTGTTCGGCCGGACGGCTGAAAGATCGTCACAGTGTGCGGTAATTTCATGCTGTCACCTTTGCCCTTTCAAACTGTGTCGGCAATTCTGCCGCTTCGGAAAATGCCTTGTATTCGCGCCGTAACGCTTGCAGACGTATCCTTGCATTGTCGGCTTGCTCGGTATCTCCGGCAGCTTCAAACGCCATCCTACGCCGTGTTTGCTTCCGCATAGCCGTTTCCAACTTGCGCTGCATCTGCGTCGCTTCGTAGGCGGTGTAAGTCTTGCCCTGATACTCAAACGGCGGCGGGTCGATGTTCTTTAGTTCATCGTCCGTATAGACGCGCTCAGAAACGCCCTCCAAAAACGGATGCCGATGGTGGTGGCAGTTAGCACCCTCCAGACCGTCAACCTGTCCCAATCCGCAAACCTTGTAGATATTCGGGTACTTGCTGCCGTCTTTCGTGGCGTATACCTTGCCTTGCCAGCGCTTATGATTTGACCAGACGTGCGGTTTGTCCTTATCGCGTGCTCCACGATGGGCGGTCACTTCGTATAAGTCGGTTTCCAACACCTCCGCCGCTTCTTCGGCATACTTGGATGTAACCTGATTCAGACCGGTTACAATAGCGCGCCGCGCCGCAACGTCAGCATGGTTCATCCAACCGGACGCATAATCAACGGTGCGAATACCGCTGTCAGCCAGTTCCCGTACAGCATCTTCAAGCGCCTGCTGCACCGTAAAACTGCCGGAGTAAACCTTCATTTCCGCCTTATCAAGCACAGCCTGATAGGCTTTTGCGATAGGGCGGAACACGATTTCGCCGTTCGTCTGCACAGCAAAACCCAAAGAACGGGTAATGTTGCGGTACTCATCGAGCATTTGCTTGCGAATCAGTTCAATTTCTCGCGCCGTCACGATTTCAAGTGGCATTGTAATACCTGCCTTGTCGGACAGCTCGCCGTAATACTCACGGTTCAGCTTTACCACACGTTCAAGTGCGCCCTGCACTTCCTCCGTGCTGGTCTTGGTATGATTTGCGATACGCCGTTCGATGGTATCCATGTCTAGACCGTATGCTTTCAGCGTGCGTATGTCGTTGATCGTTACCTCGTTCAGTTCGCCGGTCAGCTTGAAGCGAGAGCAAATCTCACGCAACAGGTCATCTTCCATTGCGAGGATTGCTTTCACAAGCGGTTTAGGCGCGTTTTCAAGGTATTCCGGAGTAATAGGATACTTCATCAGCCGATACCGCCATAGAGTAATCCAGTACCGCACAAATACTGTGCGATAAGTCGTTTTTGCCGATCTTCAATGCTCTGCACCTGTGCAGCAATAGCAGAGTTAGCGCCGTAACTGCGAGACCACGAGCCTACACTCTCAGAGGATACCGCGCCGCCGTCCGTAGAAAAGACGGCGGATTCTGCGGTTTCCTGATTGTGCATGACTTCTGCCAGCGCACAGTTAAGGCGTTTTACTCGGTGCATTACAGTGTCACTCAGAACGCCGTCAGAGCGTCCGAGCGTTGCGCAAGAGATAATATCCGCCGCTCTCCCTGCTACGCGGTCGTAATCCTTCTCATCAATCAAATTACCCTTGTAGCAGGTGCGGTAAAAGTCATAGTTTGCGTACACGGCGGATTGCTCCTTTCTTTACGACGGCAGGGTTACAGTTGCAATGTACAGGCCGTTCGGGTCGAGCAGAACCGGAATAAACATACCGGATGCCTTAGTCCAGATTGCAACCGGGTCAGGGGTCTGCCACTGGGTCATGGTGATGTACTGGTTCTGCGATGCAGCAGTAAATGCGCCCTGTGCTTCCTCTTCCGGAGTTACACCCCACAGACCGGCGCCGAACGAACCGTTTGCCATAGTTGCGAGGAACGCAATCTTGTTCTTCGGGAAGTAGCGCTGAGTGGTCAGCGTGCCGTCTGCCTTTTCGTAGTTGTAAACCTGATCGTTTACAGTGATTTGCTCGATGCCGAACAGACGAGAGAACAGGCTCGTAATCTCGTCCTGAGTTGCCAGACGACCAGCGAAAGCAGAGCCGAACAGCGCGTTCTGGATAACAGCGCTCTTAGCAAGTAGGCTGAGAACAGCCGAGCTGGTGACGATCTCACGCAGTACGCGGCCGGTTGCAATAGCAGCGTCACGCACGCCCTGAATATCGTCGAGGATGGTCTTTGCCTTTGCCTCGGTAGACCAGTCGAAAGCCTTGTTCGTGTGGTCGGTCGGAACGCCGAAGTCGATCGTAGTGTTGACGTGGTTCTCGTTGATGGTCATTTTGCCGGTTGCAAGCAGTTCCTGCTTTGCAACCTCGGTACGGGTCTTTACACCCTCGGCCAGACGTGCCATATCGCCAAAGATGTAATCCAGAATCTCGTTGTTGGTGCTTACGCCGTGGTTGCGGAGCAGACGGACACGCTCAGAAAGGTTGATCTTGCGCTTGATGAGCAGCTTCTCAACGGTTACGATGCTTGCGGTCGGACGGGAGCCGATCTGTGCCTCTGCGTCGAGCGCATGCACGGTTGCCATGGTCGGCAGGTATGCACTTTCAGACATTGCGAGGTACTTTGCGGTGATATTCTGGGTCTTCTGGTCGGGGAATAGACGGTCGCCGGACAGCTCCGGGCGTGCAATTTTGAAATTCTGACCGAAGTCCAGCAGTTCAGCTTCTTTCAGCAGTTCTACAAATTCCATAGGTTATTACTCCTTTACGCTCTGGTGGTTTCCGGCGCGTTAACAAAAACAACGCCGCTCTTTTCGAGGGTGGACTTTGCGCCAGTCTTGGAGCTATCGTCCGCGCTCGGCTGTGCGGGCAGGCGGTTTGCATATACACGGCCAGCAACAATAACAGCAGCTACACGGTCGCCGTTGGTTACGTCCACATCCTCAAACACGATGCCCTCTGCGGTGTTGTCGTTCAGCGGGAAGATAGTGCCCTGCTTAACAACCTTTCGATTGCCATCAGCGGTGCCGAGGGTTGCGGGAATGAGGCGGGTCTTGGTGATCAGGCCAACTTCGCTTGCGAGGATAGACGGCTTACGTGCACCGTCAACTTTGTTTACATAAGTGCCCATAGGTTATTTACTCCTTTCCCTTGGGTGCGAACTGCGCGGAATACCGCTGTGCAGCCAGACCGGCAGCACTCACCGTATGCGGTGCGGGATTCTGAATCGGATTTGCAAACGTCGGAGCGGGTTTTTCGCTCTGAAATGCCGCCGGGTCAGATTCCTGCTGCTTCTTGCAGTAATCGTCAAAGCCGGTCAGCGTGCCGTCCTTCATTTCCAGTTTGTTTGCGGTCAGGTCAGCGATAAATGCCTTTTCTGCCGCCTTGGAGGTAAACTTAATACCCTTTGCGGTGATACCGGCGCGTACTGCGTCCGCATAATCGCGGGCATCGAGCTTGCTCTGGAATTCTGCGGTGTCGGTATCGTACTTCTTCTGCAGGGTGTCGAGCTTGGTCTTCAAATCGTCCGCGTCACCCGCATTCTTCTTCAAGTCCTCAATGTCCTTGTCGCGCTGGGTGAGCTGGTCGCGCAGGTCGGTAACGTCTTTCTTGGCTTCTGCCGCCTGCTGCTTGTACTTCTCAACATCCTTGCCGTTCAGTGCAAAAACCTTATCTGCCTGTTCGTCAGTCAGACCGATTTCCAACAGTTCTTCTTTCTTCATGTGTGTACTCCTTTCAGATTAGGCGTTTTAGGTGGTCGCCGTCACCGATCTGCCTGCACTTTTAGGCTTGCAGGATAGCCAATTTCCATAGTTTAATGCCGTTGCGGGCATGAAAAAAGCGCCTTGCGGCGCTGGATTCACTTTATCAAAGTGGGATATGCGATTGTCAAAGTCAATTTGCTAACAGTTTGATTATTCTTCATCATCTGTTAGCTTTTCCGCGTTCGGCATCATTGCCCTTGCTTCTTCCTCGGTTACTCCGTACTTCTTTGCAATGTACAGCTCACCTCGAATAAGACCGGCAGAAACGTCATTGCGCATATCCGCAAGTTCTTTCTGTTTGCTCTCGGTGTCCTGCACAACGCCGTCTCCCCAATCACACTGCAAGTCCCAATCGCCAGCAGGTGCAAGACCGTAAAGCGTGGCGTATACGTCCATGCCGTACAGTAGGCCGTTCAGCGCGTGTTCAAGTGCCGCCTGAGTATCCCTCACAGTGACATACATTGTCTGTTTACTGGATACGATCTCGGTTGCAGTTGCGTTTACCGTCTGAGGGTCGGACAGCGTTCCAAAAGACAAGCCGCAGTTCAGCTCGATCATCTTCAAGGTGTCTTGGAAGCCCTTGTATAGTGCATCGTTGCGGAATTCCGGTGAAAACTCCTGATAGAAGTCTACGTTTTCAAACGGCATCCGGCGGAACAGACGGTCACGGAGCAGCGGGTTCGTGTGCGATAGTCCGTGCTCATCTACAACGCGCTGTGGAATCGCAGAATCGCTCATCAAGATACGGCGTTCGCCGCTTTCGTATTCCCACATGAGCCGTTCCCACTGCTGGTCAGCCTGCCGGATGAGGTCAACTGCTGCGCCGCTGTAAAGTGACACACCGAGCGGGCTTTCCGGCTCGATGTTGTTTGCAATCGGCACTTTGAAAAAACCGAAAAGCGGACGTTCTACGTTCTGAATCGTCGTTTCCGGTGCAATCTGTGCCCAGTCCTCTACAGTATTCAGCGGTACTTCCGAGCCGATACTACCGTTCTTGTCGGAGTTGTACGCCTTGTTCTTGATGGTGTACACGCCGCTTTTCAGTTCGTGATACTCCAATTTGGTATAGTATCGGTTCTTTTCTCGCTTGGTATCCGCGAACACTGCCGCTGTGATTTCACCGTTGCTGTCAACACTGACCGGGTATGCGCTGCCGACTGTGTTAAAGTCCACAAGCACACGGTTCTCTGATACAAACGGCTTGTAGAAGAAACCGCCGACCGAGAGACCCTTTTCAACGTCAATTCGCATGTGCGGAATCATGCCGCGCAGGCTTTCATTCAGAAACTCTGCTCGTGCGCCGCCATCAACAGTGATGGTGCTTTCAATGGTGGTTGGGCGTGCTACTGCTCGGCAGATAGCCGACGGCAAGCCGCAAGACGTAACATTCCGGTTGCCGTGCTGACCGAGCCACTCGGCATCGTCCATATACATCCGTCGCCACAAGTCAATGTTTGACTGCATCGTGGAATCATAGACCGCCGTTGCCCCTGTCAGCTCTTCAATTTTGTTTGCCGGAATCATTGCTTGACTCACCGCCTTTATTAACTGCTTCAACCGTTCAAACATTCACAAGCCCCCTTGATCTAACCTCTCGGCGCACTATCGTCTGGAAGTAATAGCGTGATGCGTCCATATCATGGTCGAACTCCTTGATAACCGCATCTTCGGGGGATTTATCGTCCCACATATACATACCGAATTCGGCGATTGCTCCGGTGCAGCTTGCATTGTACTGTGCATAACTAGCAGCAAGCAGCGTTCCCATCAGTCGGATACCGTCAAGCACGCTGTTGTCTGCGTCACGCACACGGAATTTACCGTGTCTGCGGATTGTTTCCTTGAACGATGCAGCCGATGGGTCAATAATGATCGCCTCGATATACTGACCACCAACGAACGTTTCAAGATCGGCGTAGTATTCCTCATCTGTTTTCTGTTTCTTCTCCTTGCGGCTGTCGTGCCGATACGCACGCACGCAAGTTGATTTGCAGGTCATTTCGTCAAACCGCCAAAGCTGGAACACGGTCGGGTTAATCGTGCCGTAGTCACAGGACACAAACCAGCGATTGCCGGAACCTTCACCATCCGTAACGTGCAGCTCGGTCGAGAACATAGGATAAACCAGACCCTCTGCAACACGTCGCATACCGAGGATATCACGCTGATACCAGATGCTCTTGCGGTCGTATGTCGCAAGGATTTCTTTCAAGCGTTCATCCGATACAGAAAGGTTGTCTGCAATGGTGAAATGTCCGTAGTTAAAGCCGTAGTTTGGGTTCTCCTGCTGCTTCTCCATATGGAAGTTGAGCACGTCCGTGTAGTACGGGTGGTTCTCGCCCTTCGGGTTAAGATCGTGATAAATGCCACGGTCGCCGCTCGTCATGGTACGGTCAAAGACTTCTTGCACAAACTTAGGGTGGCACTCGTTTGCCTCGGTGATATACGCAAGGCCGTAAGTGTTGCCCTTGATGTTCTTCTCGTCTCCGTCTTTACGGCCGCCGGATACAAGCACGATCTTCTCGCCGACCGGAGTTTGCACATAAATGCAGTCTCGGTTCTGGTACTTACCTACCCGACAATTCTGCTTGCCGAAATAGTTAATCATGCCGTAACCGTCACAGTCGATGATGTTAAGCATTGCCGACGCAGTGGAAACACCTGCGATGAGGTGGAATCTGTTCGGGTGCTTTTCCAATCGAGCGCAGAACGCTGTTGTTTGCAGCACGTTCTTACCACCACGCTTGCCGCCCTCGGCCACATTGAACCAACTATGAAGGGAACGATAGAAGTAATCCACTTGTTTTTTTGTAAAGGGTGCTGGGATATTATCCATCTTCGTAATCCTCAATATTTCTGTCCGGCACTGGTTTCATCAGCATATCAACAAGCGGCGTTGTACCGTTGCCGCGCTCGGTTTCTTGTGCCGGGGTATCGCTCTGACCAAGGTACTGCTTGCCTAACCAAATCGCCATTGTCGAGTTCGTCTCTGCAAGCCTAAACTGCGATCTTCGCAACGCAATCTTACCGGTGCCCCTTTTTATCCGGAATACCTCGGAAAATTTTTTATTGTACGTTTTTCGACACCAATTTGTCAGTGTTTTGTCTGTTACATCCAGGAATGAGCAAATCTCTTCTTCTGTACATTGCAGACCACACAGTTTTTCAAATGTTTCTTTGTCAATTTCCTTTTTCGGTCGTCCTGCTGGCAAAACTTATTCACCACCTTTCTGTATGTGTTCAATTATATTCTACTTGGCAGATTGCAATTTGAAGGTACACACCATGTTTGATAATTGCACTTTTGACGCAGCCGAGATGAAGCAGATTGAGGAAGCCTGCGCAGAGCTTCGCAAGATCAAGGACGATCCCCGAGCCTTTTACCGTATCATCGATGCGGTATACAGCAAGTACGGCTCTGCTGTCACCGATAAGGCGCGCGAGCTGGAAAGCTCCTGGTGCTACTAACCGCACCCCGCCTCGGAGGTCACGAGGGCATTTTCTCCCGCCCGGCTCACGCACCCGCGGCGGAACATATCAAAAAGACTTTTACATAAAAATATTAACTTTCGCACAAGAGTATTGACTTTCGTGCAAAAGTTCGCTATACTATAAATACGGAAATAACTAAGGAATAAAGCAGGAGGTAATTATTATGTTAGCAATTCTCACTCTGTTCTGCGAGCCAGCCGAACGCCTCGACGAAGCAAAATCCACGCCGAACTATCCCGTCAAAAAGTATGACGCTTTTGTCGTTACCGAGTACAGCGCGGAATCCGACCGTCAGGTCGGTAGACTTGGTTGGAGCACCTGTGGCGGCTCTATTGCCTTGCGGCGTGTCCTTATCGAGATACCGGAAGGTGTGCATTACGGCCGCTGCAATTTCGGCGGCTATCATAGCACGGGGATGGAATACTACGGCGACTACGACGCGCACGACGGCAATCTTTGCTTAGTGCCTGTCACTGTCGGCAAGCCTGCCAGCCTGCGCGAGCACGGCGAAAACCTCGAAGCCGCATTCGATGCCGCGATTGATTCCGGTATCTTCTTCTCCATCCCGAACGAGGGCGGCGGCCGACACACGGAACGCGCCCATGTGTACAAAGTCGGTGAAGTCATGGATAAGGCACACGGGGACAAGTGGCCAAAAGGCAAAATCTCCGTTGCAGATATCCGCGAAGCCGCAGGCTTGACCCAGCAGCAGCTTGCAGACGTAACCGGAATCCAGCTGCAAACCTTGCAGCAAATCGAAGCTGGTAAGATCACCGCCTACGAGGCAGGCGAGAATTACCGCGAGAAGATCGCCGAAGCGCTGAACTTTTACGACTATCAGAGTATTTTCTAATCGAAAGGAGCACCCAACAATGAATAAAGTAATCCGCGGTAAGCGCTACAACACAGAGACCGCCAAATTAGTCGGCACCTGGGAAGCTAACGAGCCGGAAAACTCGGATTTCTGGGAGAAGGAAGAACTCTACCAGAAACGAAGCAGCGAATTCTTCCTGATCGGCCAGGGCGGCGCACAAACGCAGTATGCACGTTTTTCAATGGGCGGCGAAAGCAAGCCGGGCATCGAACTCCGTCCGATCGAGCCGGAAGAAGCGTCTGACTGGGCCGAGGAACATCTCACGGCCGATGAATACGAAGCGCTTTTCGGACCGGTTGCCGAGGACGGCAGCCGCGGCCGCATTACTCTAACGCTGCTCAACTCCACCATTGACACCGTGCGCCGTGAAGCACAGCGCCGAAAACTGAATTTTAATGAGTACCTCGAAAAACTCATTGCACAGCAGATGAAGGAGGACCAGAAATGAAAGTTCAGTTATTCTCCACGCCTTCCGCGTATCCCGCGTATTATCTCCGCTTGAAAGATGGCGTTTACGATCGAGTAAACGCATTTCCCGCTCCTTGTACCGCACCGGGGACGCCGATTGACCAGCGATATGCACGCGCAATCGACAAAAACAGATATTTTCCTGTGATCACCTCAGCGCATGACGGATATATCTTTTTCGGTCTGCCGGAAGGTGCCGAAGTTTACACCGCAGCCGAGGTAGCCGCCATTGACCGCCCGAGCCGCGTCAAAGAATAAAATACCTTGTTTCTCTATGACAAACCCCGCTCACCAAAGCCATAAGGTGAGCGGGGTTTACCATATTTACGACTGTTTCGGTTTTGCAGGACTCGCACCCGCTTTCAGCCACTATGCAAACCGATATACCTCCCTGTGGAGGTATGGGCGCTATCGTCGCGTCTGTACGTCGGGCTTTTACCGAGGCTTGCGCCGCTGTCCAGAACGGTTTGTATGAAATCCAGAGAGGTAATAACCTCACTTTCGCAAGTTTGCTTGTTCCGTCCTGATGATTAGGTATGCTTATCGCAAGAGATAAACAGACTGGTGCTCTTTCGCGGCGTGTACTTAGCCGCCCGAAAGCGCCGTATCGGCTTTGTAACTTTGTACCGGTTGTTTTGCTCTCGGCTCACTAAGTCCGTGTAAGTGCTTATCCGGCAGCACTCGCCCTCTCATTATGGGCTGTTCGGCGTTGCTCTCCGTCGTGTCGCAGTTGCTATCGGTCTGTAATCCGGCTGATTCCCTCGTAAGGTTACAGCGGGGAGCGACCCCGGTTGCGGCGTGCCTGCAAGCACCCGCTGAACTCTGCAAAGCCGTTGCAGCAGCTTCACAGGCGTTCGGAAACAGATTGTCCGTCTTTCCGGACCGCCAGAATATTATCGTCCTCGTTGGAGGCGTTGCGCTCCCTCTGCCTCATGCAGCTTCGGGAGCAGATCGCCTTGCACGTTGTCCACCATGCAAGGCTTGCCAAAAGTCCGCCATGTTGCCCTTGGCTAAAAAGATTCCATACGTTACCCGTCCGGCCTCACGCAGCCATCCGGGCATGTTTGCGGTGTCTGTTGCCCGCAGGCACCGCACTCCATTCTCATTTTTTAGCGTGAATGTTATTACTCCGTCACCCTCATGCAGGCTTTGGAGCAGGTCAGCGGCAGGTCTCCCCACCGCTTCAAGTAGGTATTTGGGGTTAAACAGAAAGGCTCGTCACCCGTCAGCCCTCACGCAGGCTTCCGGGCGTGTACCCGCCTTTCGGCGGGTTGAAAGTGGAGGAACGAAACTCCGTGATTCCGCCCTTTAGGGCTTTTATCACGATATCATTATACCACCATTCTTTGTAGTATTGTGTAGTCCGTTTTCCACAGCTTTATGCACAGCCTGTGAGTATATGTTCTACTGCCCGCAACGCCCGTGCGTGCATCTTTCCGCGAACGTGCACTTCGTTGTAATTCATTTTCTCGGCGGTCTCTCTCCACGTTCTACCGTTCACGTAATGTTCAATCAGCAGCGCCCGCAGCGCCGCATCCTGCACCTTAGCCGTGGTACTGATGATCTCCGCCTTAATCAGCGCAAGCCGTTCCTGCTCTCTCTGTATCTTCTCGGACAGGGCAAGATACGCATCCGCCTTGTTTGCGCTCACGTCACCGCCGCCGCCCGGCGTGTCCTTGATCGTCGCCGTTGCGCTTGTCGCCCGCGTCCATGCCCTTACTCGTGCTTCTTCCAGTGCAGAGATTGACTTTTCAAGGTCAATCCCTCGCCTGAGCCATTCTTTAGTCGTCGTGTGCCACTACCTCCTCTGTGCTGTGTTGTGTATATCGCCTACGACGGCTTATTCTCGCCGCCTTGCGGACGCAACCCACACCCGGTTCACATCCGCGCGATTTCCCCGTGTCGATCAAATAATGGCACGCCCATAGCTTAGACCCTCGGCTTGTACCAAGTACCCGCCAGTATGCGCACCCAGCGCATTCGCTTTTCTTTTTCATGCTAATGCTATTCCATTCTCCCGCAGTTCTTCAATCAGATCGTCGATTTTAACGTATTTTCGGGCGATACTGTCTGCGAGGTAGTTTGTTTCATCCCATATCCGACGTAATTGGGCATAGTCGTACCCTTCTTTATCTCGTAGAACGCTAAACATAATTGCCCATGTAGACGCAACCGCCGTGTTCGTTGCGTCTCGTTTGGCTTTTTCTATGTCACCCTGCGTCGCCGGTATTCGGTATGGGTTGACTTTCTTTTTCTTCGCCATTTCCGTACCTCCAAATCAAATAGCGATTGATTTCTTTCAGGTATTTTCGCATTTCCGGACTATACATCATCCGTCCAGCCACCTGTTTTCCAGTGCACAGAAACCATATACCGTGCCACCGGTCAGAGCAATCCATAATACACCGAACAAGATGATAGCAATATTACCTTGTCTTATAGCAAGGTTTACAATCGCCTGTGGTTCTGCGTCCGTATAAAACCTGTTGTTGTCTGCAATCATATGATCTTTAATTTGCGTATGTATACTGCCAACCATATTTGCATCCACAGCTTCATAATAATGCCGCACAAGTTTACTGTCATAGATTGTATCGCCCTGTTGATGTGCTGTAACGGAAAACTTATCCGCTGGGAATGATGCACCCATGAACATGTATGTTTCTGTGCTGTCTTTCTCCCGGTCAATCTCGTCCCACGTCCAATACACCTCGGTGCGAGTGTATGTGTGCCCCTTTCCGTCCGTAGAGGTTACAACGCGCGTGTGCATGGTATATTGCTCCGTGATTTTGGTCAGCTGCGCATATTCGCCATCTAAATCATCAGCCGAAACGGGTTGTTCGGCAACCAGATTGCCGTAAGCGATGACATTCCCGAAGTCGGTATCCAGCGCATATTGAAACTGCTGATCGTCTGTAATCTGCGTTGCCGTGGTAAATTTCTCGTTTGTCTCAGCGATATGGTCGCTGATTTTGCTACCGAGCAGAAATCCCAGTGCCACCATAACAAACACGATTGCAACGCTGAACGCAATCTCACGAGGCTTAATCTCCATCGCCGTCACCGAACAGGTTCTGCGGAGCATCTTCCGGTGCGTCGTAGCCCGCATAGGTCGTGTCGATTGCCTGATAGTTCATTACGCGCAGCAGGAAACCAGTTGGAAAAGACCGTACCAGCTTGTTGTATGCCCGTACCTGCTGATTGTAGTTGTTGCGGTACTGTGCAATCTGGTTCTCGGTCAGCGCAAGCTCGGTCATGAGCTGCTTGTAATTTTCGTTTGCCTTGAGTTCCGGGTACTGCTCTGCAACGGCGTTCAACGCAACCTGCGCTTGTTCGACCTTGCCAGACGCGGCAGCAGTGCGAGCCTGCGTAATCTTTGTCAGTGTATCGCCCTCGTAATTCTGATAGGACTTTACTGCGTCCACCAGATTGTAAACGAGATCAACACGGCGTTTCTCCACCACCTGCACATCGGCTGCCGCCGAATTTACCTGTTCTTCTGCTGATATTGCGCGGTTATTAGCCGACACAAATGCAGCAGCAATCATGAGTACCAGTGCTGCCACGATAGACAGAACGATTAAAGCAATTTTTTTCATTTCATTCCTCTCTTTCCAACATATCAAGGTACTTTCTCGCCATCGCCGCCACCTGTATAGCCTCGCAAGCCGCAGCTTCGGCGTACTGCCCAATCAGTGCCACCTGCAGCGACGTTGGGATACCGTCACGGATTCGGCGCCAGAGCTGCTCCATCGCCATCTCGATACTGTCGCATTCTTCCCGCAGTTCCTCGGATTCCTCCGTAATGATTGCCCATCCCTCGTGCTCCGAGTGGAACTGCGGAAAACGCTCATTTGCGCTTTCCAGTTCCTTTTCAACGAGCATCTTTACGTCTTCACTTACTGCATTCATTATTTTCTTCCTTTCAAACACAAATCATCGGCGGGTGCGGAATCTCCGTATCTACCGGTCTCCACAAGTGCAGGCAGTACGGATGGTTATTGATGTACTCCGACTTAGGCGGGTGGAATTGCATAACGCGCTCGTCCTCGCCGAAAAACATATCCTTAATAGCGCACATCTCGTCCCACGTCGGGCAGCACTTGCGCTGTGCAGAGCCGGGCGAAACGCTGACGTGTTCCCATCCCATGCCGTTGCTTGCGATCACCCGGAACGACTTGCCGCCGACATACACCTTGAAAACACCGTTTCCGCTGTCGCCGGTGCAGCCGTAAAACTCGCGTTCTCTGTCTTTCAGCCGGAACTTGTCCAACTTGTGCAGGTTAATCATTCTGTATACCTCCATAGTGTTCAACAATGTACTGGTTCGCCGTGGTTTCCGGCGCGGTTTTCCATGCATTATAATCTGGTATGCCATTAGACAGCAGCATTATTGCAAGCATGCAAGGAAAGACGAATAGCGCTGCAAATATAGGTTCATAGGTAAACGCAATTACCATAAAGATAATTGCTATAACAGCAAACGCCACTCCGCAAACGACCGCAAGCATCGTCATCTCGGTCTGCTGCTTGCAAACCTCCTGCACCAGTGTTTCCGGCGTAACGCCCATCTGGGCAGCGATTTTAGCAATGGTCATTCTTCTACCCTCTCATACGTCTTCGCGAACACATTAGGTTTACACGGGTAGCATTCGCCGTTTACGCCTTTGATGATGTAGTCGCCGACAGATGCGTAAAGCATTCCCTCAAGAGTGCTTATCATCAAGTCATAAGCAATAACCAAGCCGTCCGCGCGCTGCTTTTTAGCAGTAAAAAGCGCACTGTGAGTGCAGAAAGCACGGATTTCCTCTCGGTTCTCGCCTGTCCACCGGACAGCCTCAATAACCACGGGCTTCTTACGGTACTTCATTCTTTGCTCTCCTTCCATTCTTTCGGATAAGCGTCTTTCTTACTCTTTGTGCGGATTCGCTCAAAGGCAGCTTCGACCAGTTCACGCCAGAATTTGCAATGTGCCGCAATTTCAAAAATCGTTTTGCTGCCGATAAACAACAGACACCAGAGCAATCCAAACAGAAGAATCAAACCGCCCAAAATTGCGGTAGCACAAACATATGCGTTGACAACCGGGGTAGGGATGTTAGGTATCATCTTCCGTAACCTCCATCTCTCGAATCAGCCGGTTCAGATACCACCGGCACTTCTTCAAATCCTCCACACCGTTCTTGTTGCGATGCCGCCACAGGTACTTAAACGCATTGCACAGGTAAAAGTCCTTTACCGCCTCTGCGCCAAAAGCCGCCTGCATCGCGTCGATGCACTCGATACCGCTGGACGTGTAGTGCGCCGGGCGGTTTACCGGGTCTGGCTTTACTGCTTCGAGGTACTTCTCGACATATTCGGTCATGTCCTCCGTCGGATTGGACGCACCAAGGGTTCGGCGCTTCGGCTTCACGTCCTCGCCGTGCTTCTCGACTGCCTCGGCAGCGGTGGGCGTATCGTCCTCGCTGTGCTTTGCTACAATCTCTCCGATAGTCGGCTCGTCGATTACTTCAAAGCCCATCAAATCAGCAAGGTCTTTTGCTCCGTTACCGCATGTATATTTCACGGCATCGCATATAGAGCAAAAAGAGCATTCAGCGGTCTTGCAATACTCAAAAATTGCTTCCGCAAGGTTGTACACCTTGTTTCCCTTCTTAAACTTCATCGTCTTCCTCCTGTATCATTCTCTCAACGGCTTTCTTCACGCCTGCCATAATCAAGCACCACTCACCCACCGTTAAATACGCAGCTATATCGCGCACCGCTGTAACAGCGTCACGCGCCATTTTCGGTTCAATCGGCTTGTCCATGTCGGCTTTGGTGATTTCACGCATTGTCCGCTCTCCTGTTCCATGCTTCGGCAGCTTCGTCATATCCGTTTTTAATAACAGCAGGTTGGCCATCTGTCAATTGGATTTCGTGCAACTGCCAGAAATAAATTCCACACTTTTCACAGCCAACACGATACTTAGCACGCAAAACGGGGTGGTTCGCCCAAACGTCGTATGTTTCGGTGTGCTTACCTTGAACAGTCGCTTCTCCACCACAGAAAGGACAAGATTTAAGTTCAATCATTGCTTGCCCTCCTGTTCCATGCTTCAACGGCTTTCTCGGGTAAATACGCAAGTCCAGATGCCGCACAACACCTGTTGCAAGAAACGGTGAACGCCCAGCGCCGTCCTTCGATATCCACGATAGCTTCTGGATCAACGTTTAGTTCTGCCTTGCCGCCGCAGAACGGGCAAGGTTTCAGCTCAATCATTGTCTCCGCCTCCATCCTTTCTCTCGCCGTAGCTGCAAAAATCGTTTGGTTTGTGAGGCAGAAATCCACAAGCCGCGCACATCGTATAAAATAGATGTTTGCACTCCTTGCACCGCACCACCGGCACAACGTCGGCGGTAGGAACGTCGCGCAACTCCCAAAGCGGATTAAGCCCCTTTAGGTGCGCTTCTCCGACTGCATCTTCCGCCGCTTCACGCTCAATATATTCAGCCATTTTCGCACCCCTTTCCCAAATGAGTTGCACTTTTCTGCTTCTCAAAGTAAAACTCAATCGGCTTTTCATTCTCGATCACATTCCCGTAAACTACGCCAACCTTATAGATGTAATTTTCGCGCAGCTTTCTCGGAATTTCCGCGATGTAGCGCCGGAATGTTTCCAGCGTATTGGCTCGCTTGTAATGATTGCACATTCGACAGGACGGCATGAGATTCGAAATATCATCTGTCCCCGCATCTTCAATTCCCCATGCCCTCAGTGGGAGAAAATGATCTACTTGCATATCTTTGTATGCAATCTCTCTGCCGCAATAAGCACAGTGCCCGTCGTATTTGCGGTATACTTCTTCGCGGATTTTCTTACTTATCGCCATCGTCTTCCTCCTTCGGCAGATCCGGCATCGTCTGCAATTGCAGTGTAATCGGCTTTCTCCACCGCCTTAATTGCAGCTTCACGGTCAATATACTCAGCCATTCCTACCCCTCCCTAATCTCAATTCTCCTAACTCTCGGCAAATCTCGTCTCTCAGCTTCATTGCTTTCCTTTTGGAAACATCAACCGAACAGCCTACGCCGTGCAGAATATACCGATTGCAATACTTGCACTTTTTCAGCCAGCACTCATCAACCGCCGGAATAATGCTTTCTCCGCTCGGCTCGTGGATGCCGTACCAACACTTTAGCCGCATTCGCGTTTCCTCCTCAACGCAATCATCAAATTGCAATACATAATCCCGGCCTTGGTAATGCGCGGGTCACTCGACCACCATTTGTTCTGCGCCATTCGCACGCTTGCAGCCCGTGTAATCGGGTATAGATTCTCCGGTGCAAAGTTCTGCGTGTTCCCGTCCAGAAAGCAAATCATGTGTCCTGCTGGAACCGCGCCGTGCCTATCTGTCCAGACCTTTTCCTGCAACGGTATCCAGTACGGTCTTGCGTAGCCGGAAATATGCGCGTCCACCGGCACTTCGCGCACCTTGATGTACGTTCCCGTCTGGCTTCGGCGCACCGTTCCTATCGGCAGTGCACGCGGCTGACCGTGCTTTGCAAACTGTCCGATGTTCCTGCCGCGGTGGATTTTCAGCTGCTTGGTACACTTATCCTGCACGCTGTGCTGCCGTAGCGCCGTGCCGAACCGCGCATTGAACCGCTGGGTCAGGTCGGCATAGCTGTCGCATACGCCGATCTGCTCCCGCAGAAACTGCTGCTGCTCCTGTGTGTATCTATGATGGTGGCTCATCGAATCATCTTTTCGATGTTGCTGTTAACGAGCTTGCCCTCGCCCATCAGCTTCTCAGCACGCAGTACAATGTCTGCGTTGTTAATCATCTGCTTTGCAAGGCTTGCAATGGTCTGTGAAATCTCGGTTTCTTCCTTGCGCTGTGCAATATCCATATCCGGATTCTCCGCGATTTCAATGCGTCTGCCTAATACGTCCTGCAATTCAACTAATGTCATTATTCTGTTCCTCCCATGATTCCTCGCAGGCAATTATAACTTTCATGCCCGCTGCACCTCATTCTCCGGTGCAGCGTTCAAAACTGCTTCCTCAACCATTCACACCACACCTTCCAATCCAATCTGTACCGTTTCCGGCTCTTTCAGCATCTTTTCCACCGCATCGCGGTAAAACTCCTTGCAGATTTCAAATCCGTAACTATCGCGCCCCAGCTCCCGCGCCGCTCTCAGCGTCGAACCGCTCCCGGCGCATGGGTCAATTACCGTGTCGCCCGGGTCTGTGAAAATCTCAATCAGCTTTTTCAGCACCTTCACCGGCTTCTGCGTCGGGTGCAGTTTAGGAATCTCTCTGCCGTCCCGTTCCCAGTCGATATGGTCAAACACCATCTTTCCGCTTCCGCGAATGACCTTGCCGTCCTCGTCGTACTGCCTGCCGTTGTTAAACTTCGGCAGCTTGTCGCGATACAATACAACCGCAAATTCGGTTGCGCCTACAATGCGCATGTTGGCTTTAAGTACCTGCGCCGAGTAGTTTTTTGTGAAAAACAGCGGATAGCTGTTCTTGAACCCGTACCGCCTTCCGTACTCCATCACCGTCTGCATCTGGTCGAACGCGCAAAATACAATCATCGCCGGTGCAGCGTTCTTTTCCTTCGGTTCTTTCTTCAAAAGCCGATTGCAGAAGTGCATGTATTCCGCAATCTTGAAATAGCCGTCTGTCCGAAAGAAACTGCTTTTTGCCTTCTTGCTCTCGCCGTTCTTGTTATCTCCGCCGACATACCACATCGGGTTGCTACCGTAAGCGTCCGCGCCGATGTTATACGGAATATCCGCAATGACAAGCTGTGCTTTCGGAATCCCGTAACGCTTGTAGTTCTGGAAATTATCGCAGAACAATTCACATTTAACCTGTTTCATCCGTTTCGTCCCTCTCCCAAATCTCAACCACAACCCTCGGGTTCTTCGCATCCACTTCAAAGTGATCTTCAAACCCTCGGATATTCTTCCATCCGTCGTTCGACAGATACCGCGCCTTAACAAGCGCATCCTGAATAACCTTGCGCCCAAACGCGCAGATATTGTCCTTGTCCCGCCGCCGGTCTTTCTCGTACCAGTGGTACACCATGTACACCGGTTCTTCAAACTCCACGTTGCCGAGGCTTCGCGCCGCCCGCATAACGACCGCTTCATACTGCTTTTTCAGCTTTGCGCCGATAAACCGGTTTCTGCGTTCCGCCTCGATGAGCTCGTTCAGTCCCGGCAGCGTGCCCCGTATCGTAAACTTATAATTCACCCGCTCGCCTCATTTTCCTGATCTTGTACGTTACAGCAGTCAAACTCCTGCCGAGTCTCCACGCGATCATGCTCACGCTTTCGCCGTCCTCCAAACTGTTTCGGATTACGCAGAGGTCGTGCTCTGTGTAAGCGTCCTTGCGTTTTGGCTGTTCCGGCCGTCTGTCCGGCTCGAACTCCGGGCAGCTGATAACGTGGAACGTCTCGCCGCCCTTGAGGTCGAGCCGCTGCACTCGTTCGGCCTTCCATCCTTTCACCGGCTCGAACCGTCCTGCCCATGCGCAGCTCTTCGCAGCGGCTTTCGTGCAGTCCCAGCAGAGAGTGTCTTTCTTTCTTCCTCTCTCATCTTCCGTCTGATTTCTTCCTTCTGCGCAAGCCATGCCTGTTCCCAGTCCGGCGTTTTCTCCGGTTCCGTCTTTGCTTCCGCCTGCTTTGGCGCGTCCTTGATGCGATCCCAGATAATGCCCTTCCAGTTGTTCGCCATGCTCAGCCGGATAACCTCGGCTACTGCCGCCGCTCCGTGGCGCTTTACTCGGTTTTCTATCTCGGTCAGCAGAGACTTCAAGCCGACTGCCTTGTACGCCTCGCGCCGCTCCTGCTTGTAGGTGATCCAGTCGCGCACCGCAGAAAGCACAGGCTCAGAAAACCGCTCTGCAAGGTCAGGTTCTTTCGGCTTTGGGCTCTGCGTCTTTTTCGGCATCTCCGGTTTCGGCGGCTGCTTTGCAGGCGCTTCCTCCCGCTCGCCGCCCTGGAACTCGTCATACCGGCATACCGTGATTACCGTATAATGCCGGTTGCTTTCCACCGTGATTTCTCCGGTTTTCTTGAGCTTTCCGAGTGCCGTGCGCACCTGCTTTACCGTTAGTCCGCTCTCGTCTGCAATCCCCTGCAAGCTCGTCACAAACGCGCCTCGGGGAATCTCGTTCCCCATGAACTGGCTTTCCTTGTAGTTTGCCCTCAGCAGGATATGCAGCCACAGCTTGCAGACGGGGATGTCCTTGTACCATCCCCATTCTGTGAGCTGTCGGTAAATCTGTATATGCCCGTTCGTCAGCATCCCCTGTCACCCCTTAAAACGGAACGTCGTTCGAGTCGCTTTCGTCCGACGCGATGAAGTCGCTTTCCTCTTCCTTCGGCTTGCCCTCGCTCTTGCCGCTGCAGAAGTCAATACTTTCGCACTGCACCTCCCACGAACGGCGCTTGTTTCCGTTCTTGTCCTCCCAGTCGCGGCTTTCAAGCCTGCCGGAAATAATGCACATGTCGCCCTTGTGGAACCACGTATGCGCGTGCTCTGCCAGCTTACTCCACAGAACCACGTCAATGAAGTCACTCGGGTACTTTCCGCCCGCGTCCTTGCGGCTTCTCTTCACCGCCAGCGTACCGCCTGCAACCGCCGTGTTGCTCTGCGTGTATCGCAGCTCCAAATCCTTGGTAAGCCGTCCCTGTAAGATAATCTTGTTCAGCATATGCCTATCTCCTTGTGTATTTTGTATATTTCTGCCTTTCCTCGCTCCACATGGGATAAAGGCTTTCGAGGTATTCCCGCATTTCTTCCTTGATTTCCTTGCCGTCACCCTGGTCCATTTCCCGATGACACTCCGGGCACAGCATGACAAGGTTCGTCGGAATCCCCATGCCTCCGCGTGCTCTCGATACAAAATGGCACGCTTGCAGTACGCCGCCCTTCCCGCAGTGTCGGCAGATACCGCCGTCCCGGTCATAGCATTCCTTCCACACCGCCGGTGAGATGCCGGTAAACCGTGTCTGTCTCCTCATACCCCGCGCTCCTCCGGTTTCCACTTGGCAATCCATCCGAGCACCGTGCTTTCCGGCTCTGTCTCAATGCCCTGCTCCTTGCAGTCCTGCACTACCATGTCAATCAGCCGCCGCATTTGCAGCGTGTTGTAGGTGGATGAGCCGTAGTAGCACAGCAGATAACCGCCGTTGCAGTCCTGCGTTACCCATCCGAGGCCCTGCTTTCCCCACAGGTTCGCGATCAAATCGCGCTGCTGCTCGTTGGCGTAGGGGACAAGTCGGTAATTGTCCCCTACATCGGGAATGTACGAGCGGTACACCTCGTCGCGCTTCATGCCGAGCACCGCCGCCAGCTTTCCGAGCATCTGCCAGAGATAGGCGTTACAACGCCCTGAACGCTTGTCATACTTGCGCTTCACCTCCGCACAGTATAACTTGCCCTCCTTCATCTGCTCGCACTCTACGCGCGCCATAGGCGCGTTCTTGACGTGCAGGCAAAGCCAGCTGCCGCTCTCGTCGCGCACGACGTGCGCACGGTCGAACTCATGCGTCATCGTTCACCATCTCCATCACTTTCTGATGGTCTTTTTCTCCCATCTTCTTGTTCAGCTCTACCATCAGCACGCCGTAATCGTTCATTTTCAGTTCCGGCAGTTTGTCGAGCGGAAATCCGATGGTTTCCTCGAACTGCTTTTTGGTTTTCGCACCGAGCGCCTTTGCAATTTTCTTGATTACATCTGCTTCGTTATCTCCGATCGTGTCCTCCGGCGGCTTTTGCAGCGACAGCTCCCGCTCGATCTTTTGCAGTGCGAAATGGTATTCGTCATAAGTCACCTCTGACGTGGTGCGGCATCCGGTCAGCCTCATAAGATGTTCCTGCGCCTTGTCATTTCCGTATACCTGTTGCAGCCGTCGTGCGAACGCCTGACAGTCACGCTTAATCAGCTTGTCCGTGCCTGCGCGTTCCGCCTCGCCGGAATACTTCGTCTGATCTTCGCGCGCGCTGTCGTCGTTCCAGTATACGTCTGCGCCGACGCCGAGCATCTTAGCGGCGACCGAAATTGCATCCGTAAACGCCATCTTCCAGCATTCGTCCGAGACTTGCGGGCCGTTTCTGGTCTGTGAAACGAACTGGCTGCCGCCTGTCCCCGGGATAGCGGCCGACCATTCGCCGCCCATCTTGACAAACAGATTGATATTGCAGAACGCACACACAACGCCGTCGTGCGTTTCGAGCCACTGCTTTACAATTTCGGGCCTCCAGCCAATGCCACACGGTCCGAATTGCTCTGTCAGTGCCTTAATGCGCCACATCGGGTTGATGTCGGTAAAACCTTTCAGTTTTCCGGCCTGAATCTCTTTTTTTGCTGTTTGTGGTACTGTGCGCAGCGCGTTATATAGCGCCAGATTGTCATTCATTCTTCGTCCTCCTGTTCATATTCCCAAACTGCCGTTCTCACATCTTCGAGAAAGTTCTTGATCTCATCCGGGAACAGCCCCTCGTACTCCTCGAGGAACGCCCCCATGCGGATTTCCGCCTCGCGCATGTCGTACAGCCGGTTAATGCGCTCCTGATCGTCTCTCTCCGGCGGCTCGAGCGGCGGCTCAATGTTCAGCATCCTGCAACCCCTCCAGAACCTCCATGATTTCCTCTGTGGTGTATTTCTCGCCGACATCTCCCCACCACACATCACCCACCATGCAGTAACTCCTGCTGCTTACAATGTTGTCTCCGTCCCACTCGTGGATGTAAACTGCGCAGGCATAACCTTTGCCGCAGGGCGGCTTGAATTCAATGCACGCTCCCTCGTGATTGCTGCTAAACACCAGATCAAGCAGCTTGTGCATTGTCTCTCTGTCCATTGACTTTTTCTCCCTTTCGTGTTAGACTTTCCTTGAACATTTATCTTTGCCGCCGAAACGGGATTGCGCTCCCGCTCGGCGGTTTTCCCTTTATTTGACTTCTGTTACCTTTCCGCCGGACAGCGTGTAGAACGTATCTTCCTTGATGGTTTCGCCGTCCACCTTCACAGCCTGCACACCCAGAACATGATTTTCTTTGTCTCGCTCTGTAAGCACAAGCCAGCATCCACGCTTGCCGCTCGCCTTGCTTCCGTTTCCGGTAACGATAGCAATGCTTTCCTTCCCTTCGACAGTCGCTGCGCTCCAGTCGCCGGTGTTCGTCGCTGCGCTACGGTCGCCGGTGTTCGTCGCTGCGCTACGGTTGCCGGTGTTCGTCGCTGCACTACAGGTGCCGGTGTTCGTCGCTGCACTACAGGTGCCGGTGTTCGTCGCTGCGCTACGGTCGCCGGTGTTCGTCGCTTTCGCATTCTCGAAATCAGCTTTTTCGAGGATAAACTTCACGCCAGCCTTAACCAGTCCGGAAAGCCCGATTTCCGCGCCGATTTTGATTTTCTTTCCGACGCGCTTACTGTCGTTGTGCGTCTGCTCGTTTGCGTCGAGCTCGACCTCGCAGAACCGGCTATCTGCCGGATTGTAGTACCGCAGCACATCGAACGGAAACTCACAGGCGTGAAACCCCTCCTCGCAAATTTCCGCTCGCTCGGTTTCGTACTCCTTGCCGACTTCGTACTGAAAGCCCTTGCAGCGCAAGTCCTTGTCGAATCCCTTGAAGCATTTCATCACTCGACTTCCTCCCACTTGAACCGCCCCTTCGAGCTGTTCCTCCACTGTCCGATACCGCGCAGCGCGCCGTAATCCAGCCACTCGCGCACCGCTTTTTCGTGCGCGTCGTCCAGGCAGAGGATCGTCATTTCGCACGTCGTGCCCGCCGGGCATTCCTCACTGCTGCTGAGTGCGGTTCTCTCGCCCTGCGCGGTCTGCGCTCTCAGCGAACGCTGGCAGATCGTGATTGCGCCCGGGGTATCGAGGCGAATGCGGCGCGGCTCGACGAAGATCAGGCCGTCGATGACCTTCTTGTACGCCGTCAGCTTGCCGCTCTCGTTTACCGCCTTGCGCTTTTTGCCGGTCTCCGGGTCCTTGCCGCTGAGACGCGACAGCATGCCGCAGGCATCCTTGAAGAACCCCTTGATCTGGTAATCCCAGAGAAAAGGCGTGCCGTCCTCGTCCTTGGGGAACACGGTCGTGCCGCGCTCGATGATTGCGTCCTCACCGAGTGCCGCGACTTCCTCCGGCAGTGTTGCCGCGTCCGGGCTCTTCGAGCCGATGAACCGGCTGTAGATTTCCGGGTCTGCGGTTGCCGTGCCGAGAATGCCCTCGGTGAATGTCACGTGAATTTTCAGCTTTTTCATGATTTTTTGTCCTCCTGTTGTTTTTGCCGTTGCTAGTCATGGCTATGCCTTGCCGTCGCTATGCGTGCCACGCTTTGCCTTGCCATAGCTAAGCCAAGCAATGCTGTGCCCTCGCTCTGCTTCGCCATGCTTTGCCGTTGCTGAGCTGCTCAATGCTATGCTCTGCCATCGCTCGGCTGTTCACTACCTTGCTCTGCCGTTGCGTGTCTATGCCCTGCATTGCCTTGCAACGCTACGCCTTGCTCTGCCCTCGCAGTGCAGTGCTATGCTGCGCTTTGCCTCTGCTGCGCCTTGCATTGCCCTTGCGCAGTTAATCGCGTTTTGGCAGTACGCCGATTTTCTTAGCGCTTGCGTTCGGCTTTCTGCCGATCTTCTTCGAGTAAAGCGCCTCGCCGATCGTGCGTTTCTGCATCTCGCGGATTACGTTCCGCCGCTTGATGCCGTCGGTCATCGGCGCGTGTTCATCGGCAGTCGAGCCATGCGCTGAATGCGCTTGTTCAGCTCGTCCTTGAGAACGCGGTGGTAAAAGCCCCACCCGAACAGCAGCACGAGCTGCGCGAAGATGCAGGCTAATGCGCCAAAAAGTACCGGATTGATAACCATGATTTTCCTCCTCCTCGTGTGTGTGCGTCCTACTCTCTCGAACGTTAGTGAGAGAGAGTAGTTATTTATATTCTTGTATTATTGCTTTCTTCTTCTGTTGCCCTTTGTCTGCCCTCGGACTGCCCTTTGTTTGCCCTTTGTCTGCCCTCAGACGTTCCCGACGCGCCGCTTTGCGATGTCGCTTGCAACGTCGCCCAGGTAGTAAACCACCCGTCTTTCGCCGAGAACCCTCGGTGCACGAATAACCTTCTTTGCGGTATCTCTGTCGCTCAAACCGTACACTTTCATGCACTGTTCGAGCGTTAAAAGCACCGCGCCGCCGTACATCCGTATCAGGTCGTTTTTCACTTCCTGCCGCAGTTCCTTGTAGCTCCGTTCCTCCATGTTCTGCCCTCCTTTCGGTTTGCCCTTGGTTTGCCCTCGGTGTGCCCTTTGTTTGCCTTTTGTGTGCCCTCGGTCTGCCCTTGCGCGGCATTTCAACGCCTGTCTACGCTTTGCAATTCCGTTGCGAAGCAGTGCTATGCTATGCCGTTGCCGTGCTGCGCTCCGCAGAGCAGTTCCGTGCAATGCCCTTGCTGCGTCCTCTCCCTCGTGATAAACTGTCAGGGAAAGGAGGTGTTAAAATGACCAGTCTGCAAAGTGAAATTCAGTCCTTCAAAAATCGTTACTCTGTTCATGGGGATGAGCCTGTAACGAAAACCGAACTTGCTGAATTTGCACGTCGGCTTGCCGATCTTCTTAACGAGTTGGCGAAATAAGCCTCGCGCCCGCTTTCACTTCTCGATGGCGGGCGTTGCCTTTAGCACGCCCTCACGCGCCAGTGCATCGGAAAGCCGCTCTTTTGCGTCCAGATACTCCGCATACAGCCGTGCGATTTCGTTGTCCTCGTCCAGTCGGACGTACATATAGATTTCCTTCTCCATGTCCCTCACCCCCTCACGCGCTTTCGTTGTCGTCAATACCGAGCAGGTAATCGGACGTTACATGGAACATCCGCGTCATCTCGATCAGCTTGCTTGCCGGAATGTCAGTTCTGCCTGCCATCCACGACTTGAGCGTACTGTACGAGACGCCCAGCTTCTTTGCAAACATCGCCTTGTTCATGCCGTTTCGTGCTCGCTCTGCATCAATATTCGGGTACATTCTCGTCACCTCCGTTTTACCCGTTTCGGGTTAATCACTGTCTATACTATACACCCGGAACGGGTTAATGTCAATAGCCTTTTGAAAAATTTTAACCCGAGACGGGTAAAATTCTGTTGACAACCATATGCAGCGGATATATAATAGAGGCATGACAAGGAGGTGAACAAAATGGGCATCCCGGAACGGCTTGTCGAGGTTCGCGAAAAGCACGGCTACACACGAAAGCGCCTTGCAGAAGAGCTCGGCAAGCCCTATGCCACGATCACCAAATATGAAAACGGTGAACGCGAAGCCGGTTCTGAATATCTCAAACTTATAGCAGGGAAATTCCACGTCACTACCGACTATCTGTTGGCATAGAAAAAGAAACCTCCCCCGCCCCGGCGAAAGCCGAGACGAAGGAGGTAAGCGCAGACCAGATCAGAGCGCTTTTCGTTGCCGCCGGTATCATGCCGGACGGCGTAGACCTGACGGACGAGGATTTACGGTTTCTCCGTTCCGTTGCAAAAGCGGTCTCCGCTTGGTTTGAGCAGCGAGACCAGGGCAGTTAACACCTGCTCTGGCTCGTCGAACGTATTGAGATAGGCTGCGAGCTTTTCGTAATTTGGATATTTCGTTTCCATTTTGGGGTTCCTGCCTTTCTTAATTCTCTGGTTTTATGATACGCCTGCTTGTCGGGCGTATCAACCAAAACCGTCCGCAAGTTTCGACACAATAATACATCGAGCATCTGTTCGATGTAAGCTCCATTATAAGTGAAGCACAAAATGTGTCCGATTTATGGGACTTCCTGATTTTCGGGAAAAACGGCATCGTATATCTTTTTGAAGAACTGATCTGCGGCTTCCATGAAGTCGCAAAACCCGGCATCATACATAGCGAAATGATATCCGTTGTCCTCAGCGCTGGTCAGCGCTTCTTCGGCAAGCCGGATAAGCTTGCTGCGCTGATGCTTGGTAAGCGGTAATGTGTTGACGTAGTGGTAGAGCGCTGCAATTCTCTTACGAGTATCTTCATCGCGTTTAGCGAAGAGCAAGCAACATTCATCGTGCCTCATGGTTTTAGCTCCTTTCGAGTACGGAAATTTGTCTGGCAAAAAGAACCGCTCAATTCGAACGGTTCTCTTCTCCCAGAAGTCTGTTAATGAAATACTGCTGACCCTTGCCGGTCACTTTCGGCGTTTTGTTTACGCTGATATGGCCGTCGGAGTGCGTGACGCTGGTTTCCTTGACCTCGAACAAACCGAGCTCCATGCTGCGCTGTGTGGGCATGTTGTAATCCGTGCCCTGTCTGCGCACCAGATAGCCGTTATCGCGCATCCATGCAAACAGCCGCTTGCCGCCCATGTCAACGCCGTTCTGCTTGACGATCTTCGCGAGGTCGAAAATCAGAATGGACGTGTGCGACGCCGCGACGCTGTCCGCGAAAAGAACCTTGGGCGCGTCCTGCTCGATCTTCTCCGAGAGTGTGTGAATGCGCTTGTGTGCGATCTGCAAGGCGCGAGCCATGACTTTTTCCGGGCTGTTCCAGTCGCGTTCCAGCTGCAAGAAATACTGACGCGCCTGCTTGCCCTTGTCGTTGCGCTGAAGCATGCAAAGCTCCTTCGCCATGTCGATGGTGATCTCGGCATCCTGCGCCGGACGGCCGCCGGAACTTTCGGTCAAAAATGTCCGAAAGTCTTTTCCTTCTTCAAAGCCGTATTCGCACATGCGCGGGAACCAGTGGCGGAAATCCGCGCCGACTTCCAGAAAGTCGTGCAGTTCACGTGCCGATACAGTCGGCTGTTCGTTGTCGTAATTTACAGTAATGAGTTCGTTCATGATAACCTCGCTTTCCGTTAAGTGGAAAGGAGCGGCGGGAGCATACCCCGCCATGCATAACTCCAATGCCTGCCCCGTTTCGGGGTGAGCATGCTCTGCTGTAGCTACGAGTATAGTCTAACTGCCACTGTGCGAAATGTAAATTGACAGAACGACGGGGACGAAACAGGAAAAGCAGGATTTCGGAACGTTTTTGAGAATTGTTGATGTTTTGTTGAGGTCTATACCGGTAAAAAACGGCAAAAACCCGTAAAAAACCATAATTGACAAAGTAAGTATACAATCTCAAAAAGTGCACAAAAAAATTTAAAAAATGCCTGCCGGTGCGCTACCACCAAACAGGCATTTTTACAAGGCGAGACCTTGCACACACATTTTACCATAAGTAAAGGAAGGGTGCAAGGTGAAAGCAACCGATCTGCTCGACAAAGAGCGAGCGAAGTATTACCGTAAAGAATACGCTATATCATTCAGCATATTATTTCTGGTAATGTTGGTAATTGTGCTTGCGATACTGTTGTATATCGCGAACGACGAAAACGCACCTGCAAAGCAGAAATACGCAGAAGCAACTGAGACCATAAGTGAGCAGCAGTCGCAGATAGGCGATCTAAAAACGCAGATTTCAGACTTGCAGTCACAGCTTGACGCCGAAAAAGCCGCATACAACGAGCTGTCGAACGAGAAAAGTTCCGTTGAGGATCTGACGCAGCAGGCGTATGAAGAAGGCTGGCAGGATGCTTGTTGGGAAAACGGCATAGAGCCGGATACGGACGACATCGGCGGATACGACTATACCGCCCATTTGGACGATGGAGAGGACCCTGAAAGCCCCACCGCCTACATCACACCATCCGGCAAGCGTTACCACCTGTCGCAGTCCTGCGCCGGTGAAAACGCGATCCAGACCACAATAGCAGACGCTTCCGACAAGGGTTATACCCCTTGCGCAAAGTGCGCACAATAAGCAAAAAACCGCCCACCGGAGGGCAATCCGGCAGGCGGTTCGAGGGTAGTACATTTGAGGAACGTTACTACCCTCTTATTATACGACAAAATAGGAGGAAATTCAACAATGAAAAAGAATGCCGACGGTTATTACCGTGAGACCTTCACGTTCAAGGGCAAACGGTACGACGTAACCGCAAAGACAGAGCGCGAACTCTGGCGGAAAGTCGACGAGAAAAAGCGCCGCCTTGAAGAAGGTGTAGACGCGGTGAACGAGAACACGAGCGTTGATAAGTGGTTTTTCAAATACCTTGAAGCGTACAAAAAAGGCAACGTCTCCGACAAGACCTACCATCAGCTCGAGGCCTACGTCAAGAACTATATCTCTCCTGCAATCGGAAATCGTCGCTTAAAGGACGTGCAGACAATCCACTTGCAGATGATAATGAACGAGTGCGCCGGTAAATCGCAGTCGCAGGCTCGCAAGCTGCGCGACCTTATCCGGCAGGGCTTCAAGCAGGCGCGTATCTCGCGCGTAGTGGCTTTCGACCCGGCAGAGGGTATTGTTATGCCAAAGACCACAAACGGCACACATCGCGCGATTACAGAGGATGAACGCAAGCATATTTTCAGCGTAGCGCGCACGCACCGCGCCGGTCTCTGGGTTGTGTTCATGCTCTATACGGGAGCACGTCCAGAGGAAACCAGGAAAGCGCGATGGGAGGACATCGACTTCAAGGGGCACGTTATCGTGCTGCACAGCGCCAAGACAGACTATGGTGATCGTCGCGTTCCTTGCCCGTATCCGCTGTACAAGCGTCTGAAATGGGTGAAGCAGGACAGCGGCTATCTCTTCACGCAGCCGACTACCGGCCTGCCGCACACCGAAACGTCCATGAAACAGATGTGGCGCTCGTTTAAACAGGCGCTTGACCTCGACATGGGCGCGCAGATGGTACGCGGCGCGATCGACCCGGCGACGTCCGTCGTGGCTGACGATCTCACGCCGTACTGTCTGCGGCATACATACGCGACTGATTTGCAGTCCGCCGACGTGCCGATCAACGTTGCAAAGGATTTTCTGGGACACAAGTCAATTACCATGACGTCGCATATTTATACGCACCTCTCCGATGAAGCGTTCACGAACGCCTCGTTAAAGGTGCTCAGTTTTGCGACCGAGAGCAGGAAGAAAGCGCAGAAAAAAGTCGTCTCTATCCGTTGATTTTCACTCCCACACTTAGTCCCACATCCTGCACCCGTAAAAACCCCCCAAAAACCGCATTCACACAAAAACAAAAAAGCGCCGCTTCTCTTGCGACGCTGTAAAAAGTTCAAATAAACAGAGAAAAAGCTCCTAAACCACAACTGTTAGGAGCTTTTTCGTTTGGTGGAAGTTAACGGGCTCGAACCGCTGACCCTCTGCTTGTAAGGCAGAGGACTAAGCGTAAAATATAACGCTATATCTGACGATTTCGCTATCGTGTTTTAGGAACTCCCACATATGCTCCCACACTGCTTTGTTTATTGTAACACACTCCCACACTCACCGCAAGAAAGAAAGGGAGGGCAAACGCCCTCCCTTCTCTTATCCGCCGTACCCCGGAATAACCGTCCTCGGGTCAATGCTCTGTCCGTTTTTATGCACTCTCAAATGCAGATGAGGACCGGAGCTGTTGCCCGTCGAGCCGATCACGCCGACCTGCTGACCGGCACTTACCGTGTCGCCCTTCTTAACCGTAGCCTTCTGCAAGTGGCCATACAGCGAGGTGTAGCCGTCGCCGTGGTCTACCACAACATAGTTGCCGTAGCCGTTCTCATCGTAACCGACCTCAGTAACCTTGCCGCCGCCGATACTGTCCGCCGCCTGTCCGTTCACACTGCCGCCGATGTCGATACCGTCGTGCTGTTTGCTTCCCTTGCCCTTGTTCGTCGTAGGTGCACTTCTGCTGCCGTAGCCGCTCGTGATAACCGCGTCGGAAACCTTCGTCGGGTTGCTGAAACCAGTTGCGCGGTTGACGGAAATGCCGGTGCTTGAGCCCTTGTCCTCGGGCAGTTTGCCGCCGCCGGTGTAATGTCCGTCGATCTTTTTGTAGCCGAGCGCATGCATAACTGCCGCATACTCATTGTAGTTCGCCGTATTCTGGCTGACCACCTTTGCAACTGCCGCCAGCTTTGCACCGGATTTGCCCTTTTCATAGGTAACACCGCTTGCCGCAGACTTAATCTGCGCGTACTGTGCCGCGCTGATGCCGGCGCTTTCCACTTCTCCGATAGCGGCTTTCTCCTTTGTGCCGCCGTTTTCGCGTATCATGTCGAAAGTGTAGTTTGCCGGGTCTGCCTTAACCATCGAATAGAACTTGAACGTATCTTCAAGCGCCTGCCGCTTTTCGCCGGTATACCCCTTGGAATCGAGGTAATACGAAAACTCCGTAGCCTCCAACGCCGCGCGTCCCTTCTCGATGGTCTCTCCCTCCTTGGTGATCGCCTGCTTCTGAATCATCGCGTCCACATATTCCTCAGCCGTCACCTTGCCGCTGATCTCCTGGTACTTCTTCCACTGGCTGTCAGATGTACCCTTGATAAGCAGCGTGTGATACAGGCTGTTCTTCTCCTGCTCAGAAAGCGACTTGTCGCTCTTGATGGAGTTAAACGTCTGGTCTCGCGCTTCCCAGCTTTCCATGCTGTCGTTATAACTGTCCTCCATCTCCTTGTAGGCGTAGTAAAGACCCGGCTCAATGCCGCTGTCCTTGACGGTCTGAATCGTGCCCTCAAGCTCCTTGCCGTAGGTCTTGTTTGCCGCGACTGCCTTTGCGTACTTGTACACATCGGATACCGCCTCGATCTTCTCGTCGTTGGTCATGCCCTTGTACGCCTCGGATTTTGTCAGTTTGCCGAGCGCATCCAGTGCGATCTTGCCGCCCTCGCTTGTCAGCGCGGAATACTCCTGCGCAGTGAGGAACTTCTTTGTGCCGTCCTCAGTCTTGTAATACTTCTGCGGCTTGCTTGGCAATACAGAGTTGTCGCCGGTTGCCTGATACAGCTCCTTGAGCGCCTTTTCGGTCTGTGTGCTCTTTGCATCTGCCAGATAGCCCGGCGAGAGGAAGTTGTACGCTGCGCGCGCAAATACGTTGTCCGGTCCGTTCTTTTGCTCTCTGCCCCATACATCCGTATATGCAGGCTGGTTCTGCGACAGTCCCGGAATTTTGTTTGCCTGCCGCTGCAAGAACTTCTGCACGCTCGACGGAACAGGACTGTTCTTGTCCGCATAGATGGTTCTGCGCGTGTTGTCCACCGTCCGCGCAATCTGACCGAACAGCGTCGGCACGAACTGACCGCCAAAGTTGGTTGCAACGTTGCTTGCAATGCCAAACAGCGGATTGCTCTTGTTGTATGCCGCGCTCGTAACCGTCGAGCCAATGCCGGACAGCATCGTCATGTTGAGCATCGGGTCGAACATACGGCTGACCGTTGCCATTGCCTGATTGAAGGCCGTCTCCTCGTCGTCGTACTTCTGGTGCAGTGCTTCATACAGCTCGCCGCCCATCGCAAGCGGCACAACAGCCGGAGACGCCCAGTCAATGGTATACGACTTGCCGCCGATGTTGATTGCATACTCCTGCTGACCCATGCCCGCATCAAAGTTAGCTTCCTTGTCGTCGTCGCTCGAGCCTGCCGAGAAAATGCCCTGTGCTGCAAGGAACGCACCGAGCACTGCAATGCCCGAACCGGTAAGACCCTGTCCGATGTGGTCAATCATCTTGGTTGCGTCCATGTTGCCCTTCTTGACCTGCACCGCGTCATAGGTGATTGCTTTCAGCAGACCGACCGGCGACAGCTCAAACGAGCGCTTTGCAACGTTGATTGGCGTGCGCTTGAACGGCACAAGCGAGCCGATAATAACTTCTGTTGCCTTGTTCTTCTTTTCCAGTTGGCTGAGCGTGTCCGCCAGCTTAGACGCATCCTGAAACGTTGCGATCTTCGCGTCCTGAATCGCGTGCTGCCGCGCCTCGTTCAGCTGCGCTTCCGTCAGATTGTTTACGTCCCAGCCGCGCGCCGTCAGGAAGTTGCCCATGCTGTCAATGTAGGATTTCTTCTTAAAAACCTGATCTTCCGCGTCAAGCGCCCATGTGTTCGCGTCCATCACCTTTTGCAGTGGCTTCGGAAACAGTTTCTGCCGCTGCTTGATTTCGCTCATTTCGGTTTTGTAGGCATTGCCGCTGAGTTCCGCCTCGACGTTTGCATAGTCCGCCTTGGCAAACTGCTTCGCGGCCTTGCTCGTATGCAGCGCACGGGTTCGCTTTTCCTGTGGCAAAAACTTCTGTCCGACTGCCGAAACCTTGTGACTGGTATCGAGCGCCGCCGCAGAGGCTACGTTGCCCATAATGTTGCGGATATGTGTTCTCGGATTGCCGAGCATCGCAAAATAGCGCCATGCGTTCAGCCTGTCGCCTGCCGTCGCCGGTATCTGGCTCGCAATATCGTCATAAATCTTGTCTACGACCTGTTTCCGCGCGTCCTCATCTGGCGCATTCAAAAACTCCTGCATCAAATCCTCGTTCAGAGTGATGCCGTGCTGTTCTGCGACCTCTGCGCCGGGAACGCCATTCTTTGCCGCCTTCTTTTCTGCCTTCCTGTCGAGCTTGTCAAATCGCGACTGGTACTCCTGCTGAATTTTCTCGACAGCCTTCTGCAAGTAATATAGCTGGCCTTCCGGCGTGGTCTTTTTCAGCAGCTTGATAGCCTGCACTTCCTGACCGGCTCTTGTGCCCTCTGCCGCGATTTCTGCCGCCAGCCGCATAGCCGTCTGCGTGTCGCCGGATTTGACCGCCGCCGAATACATGGTTTCCGCAAGTACAATGTCGTCCTTGCTCGCCGTTCTGCGGCCGTCTGTTACGTCCTCCCACTGTTCCATTGCGCCCTGCCATCCCTTCTTGTTGATGGTTCTTACCGCATTGTTCAGTGCGCTTTTATCGGTTTTCACATTATAGGAAAATGTACCGTTTGCGACCTCCTGTTCAAAGGACGGAATCATTTCATCGGTGGTAATGCCGCTCTCCATAAAGGTTCTCGCGCCGCGGCGTACCCTGTCCTCCCCATTGGTACTCTTCGGCACATCCACCACCCTCGCCGGGTTCTCGCCCTCCGGGATAGCGCCGTAGTCGTTTACCATCTTGGAATACGGGTCAAAGCCGCTTTCCGCCGCGCCGACCGAGCTTTCCGCATTTACCCACGCCTTTTTCAGCGTCGGGTTAATGTCGTTCGCCCGTGCGGTCTGCTGTGCACCCAGAGCCGCGCCCTGTGCGTTTCCCTGCATCGGCTGAGTAATTTCAGGCTGAACGCTCTGCGCGTTCTCCTGCGCCGCCTGTGCCGCCGTGCGGAGCTTCGGGCGAATATCCCGCAGTGTCGGATTGCTCTGCACCGCGCCCTGCTGTACGCCCTGTGCCGCATTGAGGTCGAGCGGCTGTGCCGTGTTGTTGATCTCTGCCGGGGAGACAATCGCGTTCCGTCCCGCGTTCGTCTCGCGGATGTCCTCAGTGCGTGCACGAGTGCCGTTCATTACCTTGAGGCCTTCCGGTGTGATCTCCGCGCTGACCGCATCGTCTCCGATGGCATCATACGCAGCCTGAATCTGCTGTGCTTCCGACCATTCCCGCGCAAGCTCGGGCGATACCCAGTTGCCGCCGCCTGCACGCAGATCGTGCTGAATAAACTCACGTGCAATGTCGGCCGCGTCCGACTTCCTCGGTGCACGCCCATATTTCTTGTAGAACTGGCTGTACCAATCCTCGTTATTGCTTGCGCGGTATCCTGTTCCGTCTCCGTTCTGAATGATAGAAACGCCCTGCTTCTTGTAGTCCTTCACGTACTGTTCCGCAGCTTCGAGCGCCGCGCCCATCTTCTTTTCCGCCGGGTCTACAAGTGCCTCGATATACGTCTTGATCGGAACGCCGGTCTCGTTGGAGTTGTCGATGAGCAGCTTTGCCCACTCCATTTCCCCGCGGTAAAGTCCGCCGTTGGTCTCGTATTCGTCCATCAGCGGGATGGTTCTCGTCTCGCCGCGCGCCGCGATCCTGGTCTTGGTGCTGCGTCCCTCCGGCAGATACCCAGTCGGAAGGCTCTGCGCCACCTGTCCGTTCGGACCTGCATACAGTACGTTTCCGCTGTTCTGCGACGCTGTGAAATCGCCGCGCATATTGCCGTACAGCACATCCGGGGTCTGAACATCATTGAATGCACGCAGATTGTTCGCCACACCGCCGTTTTCGTTCGCATACAGCGTGTTTGCCGTGCGCGTGCTGCCCTCAGGGAGTGCAAACCGCTGACCGTTCGGCAGTGCATAGACCGGGTCTACCATATCGCGGTTCGCTTCCTCGGGAGAGGTGTAGACCGTGTTCGTATCCGTGCCGTATCGGTAGTCTGCAAGGCGGTTTGCCGCACCGCTTGCGCCCTGCATGAGCGCCGACATGGCGATACCGCCCTTTGCGCTGTCGAGCAGCTCCTTTGCCGTCGCGTTCTGCGCGTTCGGGTTGTAAGTTGCCCGCTTGAGATAGGGATTGATAAACGTGCTCGCCGCTTCCTCTGCGCCCTCGCCCAGAATATCTGCCGCGCGTCCGAGAATGCCGTTTCCGGTCTTGATAACGCCCTCGCCCATGCCCGGAATGCCGCTGAACATCTTTTCCGTGCCAAGTTCGGTAAGACCCGCGCCCGTGCCGTAAAGCATCGCCTGGTCGAGCGTCGCGCCCTCCCTCTGCGCTTCATTTACGCCGCTTTTCGCACTGTCCCCGTAGATCATCGCAAGGCTTGCGCCCGGCAGCGCCATGTTCGCCGCAATGCCCGGCGCCATGCGTGCCGCCGAGCCTGCAAACTCCTGCCCCTTTTTCGCCATGCCGACAGGCTGCGCCCATTCATTTAACGCCTGCAAGGCCTTGTCCGAGAGACTGCCCTCTAACGTTTTCTGCGCCGTGTCCTTGAGGAACTGACCTGCTTTATCCTTGCCGATAAAGTCGAGGAAATCGCCTGCCGCCTTGTTCATCGTGCCGGAAACATAGCGCCCCGCATTCTCCACCGCGCCCGTTGCATTCAGCAGCATGTTTGCCGCGCCGCTTCCCAACGACTTGGCCGCGCTCATCTTGCCCAGTGCGTTGCTTTCGTCGTTCAGGCGCTTGTACAGCTGATAGATTGCCTGCGCCTGCTTTTTCTCGTCTGCCGACATTTTATCATACTGTGCGCTGCCGTTAATGCCTGCAATCGCAAGTTTCGGATGAGTTGCGAGGTGAGCGATAGCCGCCGCCTTGTCCGCCGTGTTCCGCCCCTGCACGTCCATGTTAATGAGGTATGGGTACTGCTTCTGCATGCGCTCGATTTCGCTGTCGAGCTCGTCTACGCGCTGCTGACGCTGTGCCTGAGAGGTTGCCGCGCGGTTGAGCGCCGCGCCGCGGGCGATCTTGACAACAGGCATGGAAACGTTGGTCGTGCCGCCTGCCTTGGGGAGATAGGTTGCGCCGGTCTTGTCCCGATACGTCATGCCGAAGCTCTTGCGAATCTGGTTGTTCGCCTCGTGCAGGCGGTTCCGTTCTGCCTCGTCCGTGGTGTTGTGCCACATGAGCGAGTTTGCGTTTAAGGTGTCAATCGCCTTCTGCCGTTCTTCCTTCTCGTTCCACGTTTTGCCCGTCTTGCGTGCCGTGCCGCCGCTCATCGTGCCGCTCGTGCGCTTTGCCGCGTTCGCCCTCGGCAGCGTGTTCGTTTTCGCCGGAGCGGAGATCGTACCCGTGCTTTTCAGCGTTCCGTTGTTTTTCGCGGTCTGCAAGGCGTGCCGTGCGTTGTTCTGCCGTGCCGTGTCCCGTCTCTGCTGTCTGCCCTCGCGCGTAATGCCGACCGTGTCGCCGAGGCTGCGGACGCTCTGCCGATAGGGACGCGCCGAGTTTACTTTGTCCGCCTGCTTTACGTTCCGGTTCGTTACCGTGCTCTTGCCGCCGGTAGAGCGGCTGACTGTATTATTTCGGTTCTGCGTGCCGCTTGTTTTCTTGGTTGTGGTGGTTTTCTTCGTCGAGCCGCCGAGGTAGTTCGACGCGGGTTTCGACTGCTTCGAAGCGTTCTTCGCGTTCCGCCGTGCCTGCTCAAGCTGCTTCTTGCGTCCCTCGCTCAGCTGATATTTTTTATCTTTGCTTGCCATATTACGCCTCCGGTAAAAGTAAGGTAGGGGCGGTTTGCCCGCCCCTTATGCCGTTTAGTAATAATTCGAGTTGTAAGTACCCGCGCCGTATACCGAGCCGACCGGAATGCCGAGCACTGCCGCAATCTGCGCCGTCGCGCCGCGGTTGCCCATGCCCTCCCAGAGTTTCAGGTAGTAATCGCGCATTGCGTTCTCCTGATCGGTCTTTGCGCTCTGCTCATACTGCGACTGCTGCATATCCTGTGCACGCTTGTTGTACGCGATATTTGCAAGCGTCTGCTGTGCGTCGAGCGTCGAGTTCACGCCGAAATTGCCGGTTGCGTTGCCGTAGTTGTATAGGTTGCTGATGACGTTCTGCTTTGCCGCCTCCTGCTGTGCCAGAATGCTTTGACGCTGCTGATACAGGCTGTTTGCAAGGTCTGCCATGCTCTGTGCCGCCTGCGTCGAGTTGCCCGCCAGTGCGCTTGCGCGGTTATTCTCCACGCTCTGGATTGCGTTTGCACGTGCAAGCTCGTTCTGGTTGTATGCGCTGTTGTAGGCGTTGTTCTGTGCCACCAGTGCGCTTTCCGACGCGCCCTGACCGGAAATGCCTGCCGCCGCAAGCTGACTCGGAAGGTCACGCTGTGCCGTGCGGTAGTTGATATACGCCTGCCGCGCCGCCTCGTCGTAGCCCTGGTTGAGAGACGGGAGCATCGCGGAATACTGCTGATTGATCTGGTTTGCCATCTGGTCGTAGTACGCCTGCTGCTGCTGCTTGATTTGCTCCTGCCGGTCAAGCTCTGCCTGATACTGCTGCTCGATTGCCTTCATGTTGTTGATGTAGGTCTGTGCGTTCTTCGCCGTCGCGTCGTTGGAAAACTGGTCGAGCTTGCCGCCGTTCAGCGCGATCTTGGTTTCGCGGTCATTGAGCGACTGCTGTACATCCTGCCAGTTTGCACCGCTTGCCATCTGGTCTGCAAGCACGGTCGAATAGTCGACGTTGTTGTATTTGTCCTTTGCCTGCTGCATCGCATTCAGTCCCGTGCTCAGTGCGCCGCCGAGCATGTTTCCGACGGTATTTGCCACACCGTTTGCCGCCGTCGGTGCTTTCCACGTGCCGGTCTTGCTGTCGTAGCTGTAGCCATGACCCGTATAAAGCGCACGGTTCTTTGCCTCGAGGTTCTTTCTCGTTGCCGCATCCGCAGTATGCCATGCCTGCGAGTTGGCCTGTGCCTGCTTGAGCCAGTCCGGCGTGCTGACTGCCGAGGACGCGGAAGAACCGCCGGAGGAAGAACCGCCGGAGTACGAGCCGCCAGAGGACGAGGCTGTCGGCGCACTCCACGTGCCCGTCTTGCTGTTGTAGGTGTAGCCGTGGTCAGAGTACAGCTTCCGGTTTGCCTGCTCGAGGTTCTTTTTCGTTGCCGCGTCTGCCGTGTGCCATGCGCTCGAATTTGCCTTTGCCTGATCGAGCCACGACGAGGAAGAACCTGACGAGCTCGACGAAGATCCCCGCTTAGACGAGGACGAAGAACTCGAGCTGTTCTTCTTTTTGGCCGCCGCCGCAGCAGCAGCGGTTGCCGTGGTTGCGGCCTTGATAGCCGCGCCCCAGATACTCATACATATCTCTCCTTTTGGGTAAAATAAAAGCAGGCGTTTCCGCCTGCTTTCCTGTTAAGTTAGTGTCTCACGACGTTTTCATAGTACGCGCCGAGCTTGTCCTCTACCGCGTCCCTGTCGCACAGCCAGAACGACTTTGCCATATCCGCGTAAAATTCCTCGTTGCCCACGCCGTGCTTTTCTGCAACCTCGCTGAGGTCACTGTACACCGCGTTCATTGCCACCCAGAATTTCACCGGATTGCATCGCAGCCCGTGCCGCTCCATGATTGCGCTGGTCTGCTCCATCGTCCAGTGTTCGCCGGTCGAGCCGTCCGCGTTCTTCATGCCGCGCACCCACTTTTCCGCCATCTGACGGTTGAGCTTTGCGCCGCCGCCGCGTGCATAACCCTGCATTTTCTCTGTTCCGTGCGTCTTGTCCCCCACATAAGAGGTATCGCCGTCACGGAAGCCGATTTGACGCATTTCCGGGTACTCGTCGTACTCCGGCCATTCCGCGCTGCTTCTCGGTGCAAACCGGCCGTTCGAGTACCGACGCATCTCCGGCTCTCTGCCGTGAATGCGCTCGTCGTAGTAGCTGAGCGGTTCGTCGTAGCCGTAGGGCTCGATATAACGGCTGCGCGGCATATCATACCGCACGCCGTAGTGCTCCCGGCCTTCAAAATCGCTTCTTCTGTTCCGCTGCATCAGCAGCATCATTGTTCCCCTTCTCATACTGTCACCGCCGTTCCGTTAATCGAGCGCAGCGCGTCAGAGTGCGAGCAGCAGGAATTTCCGAGCATTCGGAAACTGCCGCCGGTTGCCGAAGTGACCACCCGGCAAAGGTACTTGTGCCGCGTGTCGAGGGTGAACACGGTAGCCGCCGCGCCGTTGCATTTTAAGAGCGGATACGTTACCGTGCCGTCGCCGATCGTGATGACCACCGGCGCGCCGATGATCGTTGTTGACGGGATGTTCTGCGCGATGACGATACCGTATACGCAGCCGTTCTGGTAATCTCCCGCCGGGATATTTACCGTCAGTACGCCGCTTGCGTAGGTCACGCTCTGTGAGATACGCAGGTTCGGACAAAGTTTCTGTACAGGCTTGCAAGCCATAACTATTCCCTCCTGTCAAAGGCAGGGGGATTGCTCCCCCTCCTGAATATCGTATCTCAGCAGCCGCAAGCGTTGCAGCCGCAGCCGGAAAAACGCAGAGCGTTTACAAGGTAATTGTTCTGTGCCTCCTGCGAAGCCGCGAACTTCAAGGCCTGATTCTCGTTCTGGAGCGCCGCGATCTTCTCCTGCTGACGGGTGTTCTCCATCTGGTCGAGGCGTGCGATAATGCGGTCGGTGTCGTTGTGCGCCGTCTGGATAATGTCGCGTGCGTTGGTAGCGGCATTGTAGTTGATGTCGCAGAAACCGCGTTCCATCTGTCTCTGGGTGTCGCAGCAGCAGCCGGACATCTGCGTGCCGAGTGCCGTCAGACCGGCGGTCACGCCGTTAAAACCGGTGTTCATGTTCTGAACCGTGTTGTTTGCAAGCTGTGCCGTCTGGTAGCCGAGCTGACAAATCGCGTTGTCTACGCCGTGGAAGCCGTTAGACACATTGTTGCCGAGCGTGTTGAAGCCGGTGAGCATGCCGTTGTTCGTGCTGTAAAAGCCGTCGCACAGGCCGTTCTGAATGCCGAGAACGGAACGAGACAGGTTGTTGAAGTTGAACTCGCTGCACAGGTCGCTGCGCGTTACCGCGCCCTGATAGCCCGCGCCGTTGTTGCCGCCGAAGCCCCAGCCGTTGCCGCCGAAGATCAGCGCGATGATCAGAAACGCAAAAATCCACGAGCCGTTGCCGCCCCACATGCCGTCATTGCCGCCGCCGTTGTTGTTGTCCTGCCCCAGTGCATAACCCAGAGCCATCGAATCGTCACTCATAGTGTAATTCTCCTTTTCAGTTATATTTGATCGGAACCGTACGCTTTCCGAACATGACAAATTCATGCCGGATTTTTCTTCAAGATTCCGTAACTGAAAAGGGAACCGTAAAAAATCGTCTGTTTTTTTACAGTTTCGTATTTACTTGATCTTCATGCCGAACTGCTGCGCAAACTGATCGAGGTCGATTCCCCGTTCTTTCGCAATGTTCATTGCCATCTGCCGCAGCGCGTCCGGACTTTTCCCCTGTATGCTCTGCATCAGCTGACCGACCATCGGATTATTCCCTGTCATCTGATTCAGCATCGTCATAGGGTTTCCGCCGTTCCGCATCAGCTGCAAAACCTGCATCATCGGGTTATTCATTCTTTGCACCTCCCAGTTGGTCGCACAGGGCGTTAAATCGCCGTGTCAGCTCGTCAAACTCGCCTCGCGGAACATAATCCGTCTGCACCTTCGGCGCGTCCTGCACGCGGCTGTATGCCGCGAAATCCGCGCAGCCGGTTTGCAGATTGAGCTGCTTGGTGTAAATGTAGCCGTGCGATAAGTCCGGCATGATGGTCAGCGCACCGGAAAAATCCGTCTGCACCGCCCGCGCCTCCTCGATACTCGCCACGGGACGCACTATATGCTGTGGGTACTGCGACTGCTGCGCTACTTGTTGTGGATATTGCTGTTGATACTGTGGATAAAACTGCTGATATGCCATGATTTATCCCTCCCTGTGCTTATATTATACGTCGCAGAGAGGGTATAAACCTGTCATAAAACTTTCACGATTTTGCGCTTGATGTTCCGGAGCCTTCGATAAACTGTTGCCTCGCTCAGGTGCAGGCTCATTGAGATTTCAACGACAGAACGCGCCGCGACCCGCAGGTCGAAAACAGCGCGTTCTTCGTCTGTAAAATTGCATTCCTCGCAGAGTTTAACGCACTCCGCCTTTGTCAAATCTTTTTTTAGGTTCATAGCGGCGCCCCTTTGTCAGAGTGTCACCGCCATATCTTACCCCGCTTAATCCGGTTTAACCGTACAGATGTGCACGGTCGTTGATAACCAGCACACGCATCAGGTCTTCGGTAAGACCCAGCCTGCCGTTTTCGTCGCCCTGCAAAAAGCCCTTGTTCACAAGCCGCTGCACCGTGTTCTGCGCCCATGCCGGGCAGTCCTGCACGCGGTTATAAACCTTTGCGTTTGCCTTTTTGATTTCTTCCTGCGCAATTTTGCGCGTCTGTGTTTCCGTCATATCTTCTGCCTCCAACATTTTCAGGAAATTTTCCCACTGCTTCGGATTGCGCACCCACGGCTCGGGGCATTCTTTGTGCGTCACATCATAGTGACGGCACACACGCGACACCGGCACGTGATGCCGCGCCATCAGATACCGCACAAGCTCCGCCGCGTTCCGTACCGTTTCGTCCGGGATAACGTACACGCCGTTGCGGATAACGCTGCACATCTCAATGCCGATGCTGTTTGCGTTCCGGCAGTCGTTGTAGTAACTGCCGCCGCGTTCCCTGCCGCAATGCCATGCCGTGTCGCTGTCCTTTACGCTCTGGTAAATCTCGTTCGGGTCTACAAAGTAGTGTGCGCTTGCCCGCAGATTGGCGTTGTTCGCGAAGTAATCCGCGTTGTTCTTTGCCGTATCGCCGTTGTTCGCGGTAAAGTGCAGGCAAATCCAGTTGATCGGGAACTCTCTGCCCTTGCGATAGTTACTGGGATTACAGCCCTTAAAAGTGATTTTCATTTTTCCTCATCTCCGATTTTGTCCACTGCGTCCTTTGCGGCGGAAAGTGCCTTTTGCAGCCACGCCGGGACGGGTGCGCCGAGGGAAACCGCGTTCTCAACGATACTGCCGAGTTCCGTCAGCGTGTACCAGACTACTACCAGAGGGCACAGCAGAACCGTATATTCAAATGGAAGCGTCACGCCCGGCAGATGGTCACAAACCATACCGATCAGCAAATCCGCGCCGCCTGCGACTGCAACCACTACGATGGAACCGACCTTGTGAAAAATGCCGTCCCTTGCCGCCTTGCTCGACCATTTCCCTTTCTGCATTGCCGCCGCCGTGCCCGTCAGGTAGTCCGCCGCCATTGCGACAACAAACAGCACCACAAGCCAGCCGAACCACCCCCACAGGGCGGTAAGGACGGCAATACAAGCGGTAACAGCCGCCTTAAAATTGTTTACATTATCCATGCTTTTCTCTCTTTCTGTTGAACTTCTGCGTGAGATACAGCTCCGTAATCCTGTATTTGCGCACCGCCTCGCGGATTTCTGCAAAGTCCTCACGCTGTCTGATGTGCTTCGGAAAAAACTCATCGACGATCATGTTCGGTGCAGCGGTGTTTTCTGCGCCCTTCATGTTACACCTCCTGCTTCAGCATTTCGGTCAGCGTGTTGTACTCGCTTTCGGTGAGCTTGCCTGCTGCAAAAAAGATGTCGATCTTGTCTGCAAGGCCGTCGGTATGGTTCTTCTCGATCATGCGCTTCAAAGTACGAAATAACATTGTGTTTGCTCCTTTCATTCATTGAGACCCAGTTCAAGCAGGGTTAACCTGTATTCGTGGTCTACCATCATAGCGTTTGTGTCGTCCTCTGCGGTTGGCTCGGGTTTAGGTAACGCCGCCTTATCCGCCTCGATTTCCTCGGCAGTGCGCTCTACCACCTTGCCGTCTACGAGCTTATAGCGCAGAACCGCGCCGTCGTATAACGGCTTTGACAGATAATGGCTCTGCGCGAGCGCGTATTTGTCTCCATTACCTTCATCAATTTTCGTCCATCCGGTAAGATCTGCCGGGAGGGAATACTCTCCCTCGAGCCGCAAAACACAACTTTCGCTGTCCAGAAGGACGTATACACGGGATTTAGGGGTTTGCATTCAGTTCCTCCTTTCTTTCCGGGAGCTTGTACCATTTGTAGCAGTCCGCGAATGGGATATCGTACCCCTCGTCTGTGATAAACAGTCCCTCGTCAGGATAGCAGTCTGCAACACTCCATAAGAGGTAGCCGTACTCGCTACAAGTAGCGACAAGGTATTCGCCGTCGTGAGGTGGGTTAGTCATGGTGTCATCTCCTTATAGGTCGGCGGAGAGGATTATGCGCGTGTCAGCACCTGCATAAATCAGATAAGCGTCCTTGTCGAACGTCCCGCCATCATTACGCTCGAAGAAAAGTGTTACACCCTGAGGAGACAGTGTATCGCCGGAAGTGAATTTCACACCGTGGAAGTCTGGAATTACGGAAAAAAAACCGTTAACCGAAATGCTGGGTGCTGTGCGGAATGGGTTATCGATAGGAATAAAACCCTCTAACGCAGTCGCTTCGCGGCGAACTGCGTTGCAGAACGGTTGATTGACTGTTCCGCCGATAACCCTGCAATACCTCTGACACCTCCGCAGCTGCTCCCCGTAATCGGGGATTTCGTTAAGAACCCACTTATCGCCCTCCTTGTGCGCAAGGGTCTGGGTGGAGCCGAGTTCGAGCTTGGCGGCGAGGATGTCGCAGCTCGAAGAATTCGGGTTGCCGCCTCTAAAAAGATGAAATGTCTCGTCGCTGTCTGTCCAATTCTGCAGAAGCTTAAGCTGTGTGCGTAGATGATCGGCATCTATATCGTGCTCAATCTGCCCCTTGTATGCTGTAGA